TGTGCGCGCCAGCGGTGCCCGTGCGGCTGGCGACGTTCAGCGAGCCATCCGTGTACAGGTAGCACTCGTTGCCGTCGTAGACGCCGACGACGTGATATAGGCTCCCGGCCGTAAGCGCGGCACTAATCGCAAGTCGGCGATTTTCAGCACTGGCGTTGTTTTGGCAGGCGATGACGCGAGCCGTGTTGTCGTAGAGCATGAGCGAATAGCCGGGGTACGCCGTCGCCGTGGTGGACTGCTTGGCGATGAGTGCCTTCTCGACGCCGGTCGTGCTGGGGATGTAGACCCACGCCTCCAGCGTGAACGCACCGACGCCGAAGTTGAGGCTGGCGTGGTCGGCGACGGAGACGTAGTCGTTCGTCCCGTCGAACACGCACCGATACGGGTCGGCAAGCGTGCCGCTGCCCGCGTAGCCGCTGGCCGTGGTGCCCGCGCACCCCGTCAGCGTCCCGTGGTTGCCGTTGCCGGAGAGGTCGGTCCATTCGGTTGTCAGGGGGTCGTTGAGGCCGGGGCCGGTGCCACCGTCGGCCAGCCATGCCCGTAGGTCAAGGACCGCTCCAGAGACGGGGGCGCTCACTCACACCACCCCGAAGTGCAGCGTCCCCAGCGGGAACTCCACGGCCGGCAGGTCGGCGGTCAGGTGGATCGGATTGGCCAGCGGCTCAAACCAGCGGCGCGTCCCGCCGCTGAGGGCGGTCCAGGCCTCGACGGACCAGGCCCAGTCGTCGCCACCGGTGGGCGTCGGGAAGGTGACGACGTTGGCGGGGTTGCTCAGGTTGCCGATGCCGTCGCTGGCCCAGTTCGCCGCCGTCCAGGCGACGGGGGCGTACCCGGTATAGACGACTGGAGTCCCGATGACGGACTTCGTCGGTATGTCGCTGCAGAGTCGCAGATAGATGGTGGCCGGCCCCTGGAACGGCGTGCCGCCCATCTCCGCGACGGCGATCTGATTGGCCATGGATTCGTCGCAAGGCATGAGGCTCCTTAGGGCAGGCAGTTGAGGGTGAGGGTGAACGTGTTCATGTGCCCCACCGGAGCGGACAGTCCGAAGAGGAGCGCATAGTCTTCGTTCTTGAACACGCGGTAGGTCTCGGGCGTGGCGATGCCTTCCCAGACGATGCTGAGCGTGTTCGAGTCCTTGCCGACCTCCGTCTTGAGGTTCGCGCGCAGCCGTTGGAAATGCTCCGCCGCAGTCTCTTCCATCGTGTCTAGGCCAATCAGGAATCCGCCGATGCGCACGGGGATGAAGCCGGACACGAAGTCGACCGTCTGCACGGGCTCGGGTGACAGCGCGTTGCAGGCGACGCCGATGGTGCGCGGGCGTGCGCCGATTTCCAGTTCGGTGGCGTGGAAGGGGAAGGCTCCGAGGGTAAGGAACGTCATGCGAACCTCACTTGCTGCATGAGGATGCCGCCTACCATGTCGGCGAACTTGCGGGCCGCGGCGTGGTCGGTGCCGTTGACGTTGGCGATGTTGATATTGACGACGGTGCCGCCAGAGGTGCCCGGAGGCATCTTGCCCTTCGGCGTGAAGGTGGCACGCTCTGGCCCGGCCTCGCCAGCGACGAACAGCGTGGGCTTGTTCACCATGAAGTCGCCGCCGGACGCCATGAAGTGGCCGCGATAGGAGCCGCCGCCGCCGGCACTGCCCTTCATCGCGTTTGCCACGGCGTTTCCGGCCGTCCGCGCGGCGCCGTGGACGCCACCGAGCGCTGCGCTCACTCTGCCTATCTCGTTGATTAGCTGCGTCGCGTCGAGGTTGCCCATGCGGAGGTCCTTGGCAGCGCGGCGACGCAGGGCGGCGATGCGGTTCTCAACGGCAGCGGCGGCCTTGTCGATCTTCGGCACGAGCTGGTCTTGCGGGCGCCAGTCCTTGAACATGGACGCCATGAGCCGGTCGGCCTGCTTGATGGTGATATCTAGGGTGCCCATGAGGCGGTCGCGGGCGGTGCGCAACTGCCCGTCGGTGTGTTTCCCGTCGACGTTGCCGAGAACGATTTTCTTCGCGGCGATCTCGTGGAGCTGCCCAAGTTGCTGGAGGGTGCGGTGGAACTGCTCGCCCGTCTGCGTCACGGCCTGCGCACTGAGTTCCGTGACTGCGGCGTCGACAGCGACCTGCACGGACTTGGCCTCAGCCTTCAGCCGGGCGGCCAGGCGCTTGGCCGCCCACGCGGCATATGCTTCCTCGGTGCCCTGCCCGCCGCGGTGCGGGTTGATAGCCCCTTCGTGGAGTGCCTGCTGCCGCGGGTTTGTGGGCTTCGCCCCATACTTGGCCACGGCCATCGCCAGCGCGAATCCCGCAGCGGCGGAAACTGCGACGAGAGTCACAGGGAGGGCAAGCCCACCGGCGGCGGCGATAGGGACAACGCCCGTACCTTTGCCAGCGAGCAAGCTCGTCGCGACGGTCCGCTCGCCCTTGGTGACAACCGTGTTCGCCGCGCCTGATTTGCCTACAGAGAAGACCCGCGCTGGTACTTTTCCGGTGCCGACGCCGCTACCCGCAACGTCTGCGACAACGTTTGCGAGCCCGCCCCGCCCGCCGGCCGCGCCCAGCCCGCGCAGCGCCTTCCCCGTCCTGAGCGTAGAAATCTTGCTCAGAATGGTGAGCACGGGGCCGGCGGCGGCGAGTACCCCACCGAAGGCGAGGACGGCTGTCGTTCCCGCAGGGCCTAGTTTGGAGAACGCCCCGGCGATGCTACCGACCGCCTTGGCGATATTCGCGGCGGCAGGCACCAGCACGTCGCCGATTTTGATGAGCGCCACTTGAATCTCGCCCCAGGCCTGCTTCATCTTGAATCCCGGCTTGGTCTTGGCGATATCGAAAGCCTTGGCGGCGTCGCCCTGCGCGTTGGATACCTTGTCGATAATCTCGGCGTACTTCTCGGCCTCGGGGCCGGTGAGGGCGAGGATGCCACGCAGCGCGCGGATGTTCGGGAACAGCTTGCCGAGGGTCTCGATATTGCCCTTGAACGCCGTGTCGAGATGGGAGACGGTCTCGGTCAGGCCCTTGTTCTTGATCTCGTCACGCAGGTCGGCGTAGCTCATGCCGATGGAGTCGAGAACCTTGGCCCCCTCCGTGTTCGGCTTGATGGACGAGGAGAGTATGGCGCTGATTTCCGTGACGGCCTGGTTGGCGTCCGTGCCGTTCAGCGACATGGCGGCCATGATGCCGGAGACCTCGCCGAAGGTGACGCCCATCTTCGATGCGAGGGGGATGACGCGGCCGATGGAACTGGCGAACTCTTCCGGCTCCGACTTGCCCTCGCGCACGGCGGCCAGCAGCACGTCCGTCGCGTCGACCGCCGAAAGCGTCGCCTCGCCATAGGCGTTGATAGCCGATGTCACGGCGTCGGCGACTGTCGCCGTCTCACCGAGCCCGGCGGCGCTCGCCTGTGCGGACGCAGTGAGGGCTTCCATCGCGGCCTTGCCCTTGAGTCCCGAAGAGGCGATGAAGTAGAACGCTTCGCCGAGTTCCTTCGGCGACTTGCCGACCGCCGGAGCGAGCTTGAGTATCTCTTCCTTGAACCCAGCGACCTCTTTGGCACTCATGCCGACGAGGGCTTCCACGTCGGTCATGGACTTCTCGAAGTCGAGGGAGAACTTCACGGAGGCTGCGCCGATGGCGAGAATCGGCAGCGTCACGTACTTGGTCATGTACTTGCCGAGCGCAGCCGAGCGGCGCTGGAATGCCGACATCTGACCGGAGGCACGAGTGAGCCCGGCGGTCAGAGCGGTAGTGTCGGCCATAATTCTTACTAATACAGCCCCAGCGTCAATCGCGAATCACATCCTCAACAGAGCACCCCGGCGAACTCCATAGGGTGTCGCGCACCCTTACTGAGATTGCACGGGGGGCAGGAGATGACGAGGTTTTCCGGGCCGTCGCTGCCACCAAGAGCCAGGGGCATCACGTGGTCGACGTGGTATCGCTCACGAACTTTCGACCCGCACCAATAGCAGCGTTGTTTCTGGCGTTCTGACTGAGCATGAATATCGGACGACGTGTGGTGGCCGGGGGCATCCGCTAGGCGAGCCCTTCGTGCGTTATTGCGCGCGACACCCTCCGCGCGATGGGCTGCCTCCCACGCGCGCTGGCGCTCTAAGATGATGTCGTGGTGCGTCTCGCTGTAGCGTCGCTGCGATTCGGTCACACGCTCGGGGTGCGCCTCCTGATATCTCCGCCGCCGAGCAACTGCCGACTCTGGGTTCGCAGCTTGATACGCACGTTCGGCAGCGCGAATCGCGTCGCCGTTCTCCAACCTGCGGGACTTACGTTGCTCCACCCGTTGCTCGCGATGGGTTTCCTCATAGAGGCGCGACGTTTCAAGGCGGTGCTCGGCGGTTGCAGCGAGGTAGCGGGCGCGTTCTTCCGGGTGGTCAGCCTGCCACTGGCGACTCCTCGCGCACTCTTGCTCGCGATGTGCAGCGTAGTAGGCGCGACACTTGGCCTTTTGCCGTTCTCGCCTCTCGGGACTTACGTCGATGTCGTCACCTTCTCGTCGCGCTTCTTCACGTGCATGACCTCATTCCAGATTGCAGCCGTCGGCGATTCGCTCACGGCCTGCTTGCGCGGGTCGTCATCGCCGGAGTGCTCGATGATCTCCTTGGCGTCGCGGTAGTCGCGCAGGCGCAGGATGGTCATGCACTCGTCCACGTCCTGACGCGCCGCCACGTCCGGCGGACACTTGAACTGCTCGGCGATGACGCTCACCGTCCACTCACGCGGGGCAGCCCCGCCCGCTACTCCGTCGAGGTAGCGGTCGAAGGCGACCCAAGTGTCAAAGGGAGGTCGTCATCCCCTATCAGCGTGTGCAGGAGCTTCTGGTTGATCTCGATGGGCATCTGGGCGGTGTTCCTGGCGGTCGGCGGGTCAGACTCAGACCAGGCGACGATGCGGGCGCGCACGGCGGCGAGCATGGCGAAGCCCTCTTCGGACGCCGAGTCCTCATCGTCCTTGGCTGCGGCGGCCTTGGCCTTCTTCTGCATCGCGACCAATTCATCAGCCGAGACGGGACGCAGTTCGATCCAGTCACCCTCGCCGAGGTCGACGTGCTTGACGCGGTTACGGATGCCCATCAGGCCTCAGTCACTGTGGTGGTGGTGTTCACGAGCACGGCGGTGAACTTCGTGGCGCTGCCGACCGCGATCTCGCGGCTGTAACTCTTGACGGCGGCGGTCAGGGTCGTGGTCTTGGCGTTGCCCCAGGTGATGACGAGCGCGCCGGTGACGCCGATGGTGCCGAGCACGGCGTGAGGACCGGAAGTCGCGGTGTCGTCGTAGAAGCCCTTGATGGTGATGTCGGCGATCTCGGAAACGCCGCCGTATGCCTGCGTCTTGAACGAACTGCCGAGCGGGGTCGAATCCTCGAAGCCGGCCGTCAAATCGATGCCGTTGATCTCGGTGACGTAGGCCGTGATGTCCTTGCTGTTGAAGCTGACCACGACCTCAGCCGAAGTGTGCTTGCCTACTGCCATTTCTGTACTCCTTGGTTAGATGAGGCCGACGCCGACCGCGAAGGTGGCGCTATTTCCTGTGCCGGAACCGGTCCACGCATGGGTTACGCGCATGTACCGCAGGACGGTCCCGGCGAAGGCGACACGCTGCGCTGTCGGGGCCGTGGTGGAAGCCGTGAACACGGCGAGGTCTCCCCAGCCGGTGGTGCCGTTCGCCGATTGCTCGACCTTGACGGTGAGGTTCGTGTAACCGCCGAGAGTCAGTGCCGAGAGTTCCAGATAGGCCATCGCTCCGGCAGCCGCAGCCGTAGCCGCCGCCGTGAAGTCGCTGTTGGCCGTCGAGGCTCCGGTCGTGCGGGCGATGAGGTGCGCGCAAATCTGGCCCTCATTGCGCCCGTTGACGACGTATGACGCCTTGCCCTTGTGGAACGCGCCGGTCGCGATGGTGCGCTCGTATGTGGCCTGCTTGACGAGGGCTCCGGTGAAGTCAGCGCCGACGGTGTTCCCGCTGCGGCCAAACGCGATGATGCGGTCTGTGCCGACGATGACGCGGTTCACGAGGGCCTCGTTCGTGGCCCCGGCGGTGTCGTCATAGAAACCCTCATGGGATATCGTGCTGGCGCTTGCACCCGTGTACTGCTGGCAGCGGAACGAGCCGCCAAGCGGGGTCACGTCCTCGAAGTCACCCTGCAAGCCGCCGTCGTCAAGGACAGTCGTGAGTCCGAGCAGGCTGTAGCCGTCGACCATGAGGAATGCGACATCGGCGCTAGTGAATCTGGCCATTGAAACCCCCTTCCGTTTGCGCTATGGTGTGTGATGTAGAAATACGGTCACGCTCCTCTGTAGGCGACGGTGACGACTTCGGCCCCGTCATCGGCTCACTCTTCGATCAGGACCGGGTGTAGTTCGTAGCGGTCCACTGCCTCCGTGATGGCTGCGGGGAACTCGTCAAGGACGTACCGGGTGACCGTCACAACGGGAAGCTCGCCAGCATTCATGCTGAGCGTCAGGCCCTTCGTGCGGGTGGCGATTGGATCGATGCCGAGCGCCTTGCACATGTCGAGTCCGAACTGTTGAACATCATTCATCCGTCGCGTCCTGCGTATCCGCAGACCTGACAGGTCCAGTTGCCGCCCATGGCGTGGTCGCGCTTGCCTTGCGGGTGCGTGCAGGCGTTGCTGCCGGTCGGCAATGCGATGGAGTCCCCAAGCGCGCCCGTCCCCGCAGTCACGTCGAGCAGCGCCAGCGCATCCTGCACGTGCTCGGCAATCACCACGAGGTGCGCCCTTAGTTGGTCGTCACTCGCCACTGTGCCCCACGAATGCGTCGATATTCCTGCGGCTGTAGTTCGAGTCCGGGTCGCGCAGCGTGTACTCGGATTCGAGCGTCACCGGGTAGGAGGTGGCGAGCAAGGCGGCGCGCAGTTGGTCCGCTACGGCCAGCGCCCCGGATGCGGTCAGCGCCCAGCATGAGAACTGGAAGCGGGGGCGGGACACGGCCACGGCCTGCGTGCTGCCGAGCACCTGCGTGCGCGGCGTCGAGATGCGCTGGTAGACGATGCACGGCAAGGTCGCGCCTTGCGGCACGGCGTCCGGGTAGAGGCGCGCGGCGATGAGGGTTGAGAGGCCCGCATAAGTAGTCAGTGCCGTGAATAGGGTTGCCTCGATGCTCATACGCCCATCACGCCCTGCACGGTGGCGATGACGGCGTGCCCGAGAAGCTCCTCTATCTGGTCCTTGGACTCGTCAAGGGCCGGGCGCATGTACGGGTGAGCGGGCATATTGCGGGTGCCCATCTCCTGATAGACGCTGTACTCGGCGGGGCTCACTACCTCGACCCCGGAAGGTGTCGCTGGGGGTTTGTTGATGGACAATTTCAGGTTGCCGGTGTCGACGGGGGCCTTCTGCTTGGCGCGACGCAGGACAAGGAGCCCGGCCTTGTTGAGCGCGCTGGGAACGGCGACGGCAGGCACGACCGTGGCGGCAGTCGCGAACTTGGCGGCGATGGCCTGCGCGCCGTGGACGGTCATGGATATCAAAGCGTCACCTGCGCCAGGTAGTTGATACACAGGACCAGGAAGAGACCGAGGGTGACGATGCCTATGCCCCGCCATCCGCCTTCGCGCGCGGCGAACACAAACGCTCCGACGACAGCAACCACAGTGACCAGAGCCCATGCGCCAAGCGCCGTCACGTCGTCACCTGCCTGAGATAGCACACAGTCCCGCTAGGTCCGACCGCAGGCACGCCCATGACCTCGTACACCACCGGCGTGATTGCCGTGCCGAAGCGCTTGGTGATCTTGACCACGTTCGTGACCGCGACAGCGGCATCATGCGGCAGCCTGAGCTTG